GAGGTACAGTACTAATGGCAACAGGAAAGAATACTAAGTTTGATTTAGACTTAGAGTATGGACAGATAAGAGAGAAGAGAGTAGCTGATTTACTTAAAGGAAGTAAAGTAGAAATAAAAACTGAGAGAGCATGGTGGAGAAAGACAGGCAACATTGCTATTGAGTATGAGTTTAGAGACAAGCCATCTGGAATAGACAAGACAGAATCTAAATGGTGGTTTCATATATTAGAACTTGATGGTAAGGAACATTGTATGTTAGTCTTCAGAGTATCAAGATTAAAAAAGATAGTAAAGAAATATAAGAAGACACACACTAAAAGTATTGGAGACTATAGAGCATCCAAGTGTGTAGTGTTGCCTTTAAAATTATTATTTACTGAGGATTGTATAGGTATAAAATAATATGGGAATGATGGATGGTGGATTAAACTTTCAAGACACTTGTTATAATTGTGAGTGTAGTAAACATGGTGGTAGTATGAGAAGGTATATTCAAGATAGGAATATAAAAATTTGTGACAACTGTTATGAAGAACATGAAACTAAAACTGATTATTTATATACTAAGGAATTAAAAAATGTCTAAAGATAATGATATAAAAGATGCAATAAAATTATATAAAGAACAAGTTATCTGGAAAAATAAATCAGATAAAGATTTGGCTATTCATATAATACCTAGTGTTGCTTTAAATCAATATCATATATTCAGATATGAAAATACTGGTGTTGCTTATGCATTTACTAACTGGGCATTCTTAAGTAATGAAGTTGAAGAAAAATTTAAATTAACAGGTGAGTTGGGAAAATTTGATTGGGATAGTGGTAAGACTTGTTGGCATATCGATACTATCAACAATCACTTTGGAAAGATAAGAGAAATATATCAATGGACAGCAAAACATTTAGCAACATTAGTCAATGATGATGAGTATGTACATTGGTTAAGATTAGACAAGTCAGGTAAGAAAGTTAAAAGAATTAACAAAATAAAAGGTAGTGAAGGTAAAAGAAAATTTTTAAAATGACAGACAAATCTTTATTAAAAGAATATAAATCTACAATCTCTGATTTAACAAAAGAGAAACAAGAACTAAATGAAACTATCGTACAAAAAGATAGTAAGATTAAACAAATTCTAATACAATTAGAACAAGCTAATTCAGATGTTCATTCTATGGGTTCAAAGATAGCTGACCTACAGGAGAAACTGAATAAGAAACAAACTATTAAACTAAACATCGACAAGAAAATAGAAGAGATGCTTGAAAATAAAGTTACACCAAGTGTTGACAACGATGATGAAGTGTGATAGTTATACGATAACAATTAACAATAACAACAAAGGAAAATACATATGGCAATAATTGAAGGCACAGCATACTGGGCTTCTCTGACACGACCAAACGAAAAGTTTGAACCTATGTGGAGAATCGATTTAGCAGTTGATGACGCAACAGCAGAGGACTTTAAGAGTCAAGGTATCTCTGTAGGAGAAACTGTAATTGATGAGCAAACAATATCTAACATAGTTAGATTCAAAAGAAAAGTATCTAAAGCGAATGGTGATAAGAACACTCAACCAACATTAGTTGATGGTTCTAAGCAACCACTTGATAAGATAGTCGGTAATGGTAGTAAGGTTAAAGTAATGTTTAGACCTTACGATTGGAACTTCAAAGGTAAGAAGGGAAAGGGCTTGGACTTACAAGCTGTACAAGTTATGGACTTAGTTGAATACACACCTAAAGAAGATTTTGAAGTAGAAACTTCTAGTGGTGGTGTTGACATCAAGGAAGATTTTTAGTATAACATCTTAGAAGTGAAGGCATTAGTGTGCCAACATTTTTTTTATCCTCAAAGGGAGTCGACTTGTAGTAGAGTTGGCTTCCTTTTTTTTTGAATCATTAATAATAAGGGCGACTATGGAAGAAGTAAATAAGAATGGATTTGTAAAGTTTCATTTACCATGTCCACTATGTTCAAGTAGTGACGCAGTATCAGTAAATGCAGACAACTCTGCTTATTGTTTTTCATGTCAAGAATACATAAGGGAATATGATATGGAATTACAACCAACATCAAGCAGTAATAATGAATACGAAGTAAAAGATTACATGAAAGAATCTAACTATGCAGAGATTGTAGATAGAGGAATTTCAGAACAAACTTGTAGAAAGTTTGGAGTGACAGTTAAGATGGATAACATGGGTACTATAACAAACCATTACTATCCATACCACGATACACAAGGTGCAAAGATTGCAACTAAGACTAGGTATACCAAGCTAAAAGAATTTAGCATACAAGGTAATACTAAAAACTCTGGGCTGTTTGGTCAACATCTTTTTTCTAAAAATAAATATGTTATCATAACTGAGGGAGAGTTAGATGCTCTATCAGCTTATCAGATGATGGTTAAAGGAACATACCACACACCAGTAGTTAGTATTAAGAATGGTATCTCTTCAGCAGTTAAAGATATTAAGACAAGTTTAGAATGGTTAGAAAATAACTTTGATAATGTCATTGTTAATTTTGATAATGATGAGCATGGTCTTGATGGTGCTATGAAAGTAGCAGAGTTATTCTCACCAGGAAAATGTAAGATTATGCATTTACCTGAAGGGTTTAAAGATGCATCTGATTGTTTAGCTAAAAACAAAATACAAATATTTAATAAAACATTTTGGGATGCTAAAGTATTTGCACCAGATGGAATTATAAATGCCAATACATTATTAGATGATGTACTTAAACCAATAACAAAATCATTTGTTCAATATCCATTTGAAGGATTGAATAAAATTACTTATGGTTTACGACCTTCAGAGTTAGTAACTTTTACAGCAGGGTCTGGACTAGGTAAGACTCAAGTAATGAGAGAGGTAGTACATCACATTATAAAATCAACAGAAGATAATATTGGTTTGTTAATGTTAGAGGAGACACCAGTTATAACTTCAAAAGGTTTAATGAGTGTTGAAGCTAATCAAAGATTACACTTGCCAGATGTTCATGTAAGTAAAGAAGAAATGAAAACATACTTTGATGCAACAGTAGGTACTGGTAGAGTATTTATGTTTGACCATTTTGGTTCTAACTCTATTGATAATATTGTTTCAAGAGTTAGGTTCTTAGCTAAAGGTTTAGATTGTAAGTATGTAGTCATTGACCATATAAGTATTATTGTATCAGACCAACAGCATGGTGATGAGAGAAGAGCATTAGATGAAATTATGACTAGGCTTAGAACACTTGTTCAAGAGACAGGAGTATCTATGATAGTTGTATCACACCTTAGAAGACCTGAAGGTAAAGGACATGAGGAAGGTGCAGCAACTTCACTATCACAACTTAGAGGTTCGGCAAGTATAGGACAGCTAAGTGACATGGTTATAGGGCTTGAGAGAGACGCACAGAATGATGACCCTGAAGTTAGGAACACTACTAGGATAAGAGTATTAAAGAATAGATTTTCTGGTATAACTGGTCCTTGTTGTGACTTAAGGTATGATATTGATACTGGTAGATTGACAGAGGTAAAGTCAGATGACTTTTAATAAGGTTGTATTTGATATAGAAACAACCATGACAGCAGATAAGATATGGTGTATTGTTTGTAAACACAATGATACATACTATCAATTTAGAGAGAATAACTTACATAGGTTTGAAGAGTTTATAAAACAAACTGAAGAAGTAATAGGTCATAACATAATTGGATTTGATATACCAGTTGTTAATAAAATTTTTGGTTATGATTTGTTTGCTCATTGTAAGAAGACAGATACATTAATACTATCTAGATTATTAAATCCTATGATAGAAGGTGGACACTCATTAAAAAATTGGGGTACTAAGTTAGGACAAGCTAAGATACCCTTTGAACAATTTGATTTTTTTACTGAAGAGATGTTAACCTATTGTAGAAATGATGTAGAGTTAACAGATAGATTGTATAAATTTTTAATTAATAAAACAAAAGACTTTGGACAATCAATACAGTTAGAACATAAAACTGCAGAGATAATTCAAGCACAACATGATAAAGGTTTTAAACTTAATATCATTGATGCTTATGAATTACAATGTAAGTTTCAAGAAGACATGAATGATTTAACTTCTAAGGTTAGAGAAACTTTTCCACCATTAAAAATAGAAGAAGAGTTTATACCTAAGTCTAATAACAAATCAAGAGGTTATGTGAAGGGTGTACCTTTCATTAAAGTAAAATACAAAGAATTTAATTTAGGTTCAAGGCAACAGATTGCTGAAAGATTAGTTCTTCTTGGATGGAAACCAAAAAAGAAAACTGATAAAGGACATACGATTGTAGATGAGAAAGTATTATCTGAGATACATAATATTCCTGAAGCTAAATTAATAAAAAGATTCTTAATGCTACAGAAAAGAATTGCTCAAGTAAGTTCTTGGATTGAAGCTGTTAAGGAGGATGGTAGAGTGCATGGCAAAGTTATTACCAATGGAACAATAACTGGAAGGATGAGTCATCAGTCGCCCAACATGGCTCAAATTCCTGCTGTGCATTCTGAATATGGTAAAGAGTGTAGAGCATTATGGGTAGTAAACAAAGGTTATAAATTAGTAGGTGTTGATGCTTCAGGACTTGAGTTGAGAATGTTAGCACACTACATGAATGATAAGGATTATATACATGAAGTCGTTAATGGAGATATACACACTACAAATCAAATTGCTGCTGGTTTGGCATCAAGAGATGAAAGCAAAACTTTTATTTATGCATTCATCTATGGAGCAGGTTCAAAAAAAATCGGAAGTATCATTGGAGGTTCGGAAAGAGATGGTGAAAGAATTAAAGAAAAATTTCTTAGAGCAACACCAAGTCTTAGAAGCTTACGAGAAAAGGTGGAACGAATTGCTAGTAGAAGATGGGTCAGAGGACTTGACCAAAGAAAAATAATAATAAGATATCCTCATGCAGCATTGAATACTTTGTTGCAGGGAGCAGGTGCAACTGTTATGAAATATGCGTTGACATTGCTAGAAGAATATGTTAGTATAAATAAAATAAAAGCCTACCCAGTAGTGAATGTACATGATGAGTTCCAATATGAAGTTGAAGAATCTAAGACAGAACAATTTGGAAAGTTAGCAGTACAATCAATTATTGAAGCAGGTAAACAATTAAATGTAAGGTGTCCACTAAATGCAAAATACAAAGTCGGAAACAACTGGTCAGAAACACATTAGTACACTAGCAGAGGATATCAAATCTTTAATTTCTGGTATCTCTGAAGGTAAGTCTCTGAACATAACAGATGAAAACATGGGTGTATTCTTAAATAATATTAAAGAAGCTATGTTAGCTTGGAATACACCAAGAGTTAAACCAGATAAAGAAGGACAACTAAGAATGTCCTCAATAGGAAAACCATCTAGACAACTATGGTATGATAAACATAGTCCTAAAGATAGAAAAGATGAAGACACAGGAATGAATTTAAAATTCTTGTATGGTCATATCATTGAACACTTAGTACTTTACTTAGCTGAGTTAGCAGGTCATAAAGTAGAAGACCAACAAAGAAAAGTAGAAGTAGAAGGTGTGTCAGGACATATAGATAGTATAATAGATGGAGAGATATGTGATGTTAAGTCTGCTTCTTCATTTAGTTTTAAGAAATTTAAATCAGGTGAGATAGTAGGTGATGACCCCTTTGGTTATCATGCCCAGTTAGCAGGATATGAAGCAGGATGTGGTACAAAAGAAGGAGGGTTCTTAGTTGTTGATAAATCAAATGGTGATATATGTTTTTACAAACCTGATGATATGGCTAAACCTAATGTTAAAAAATTAATAACAGACTTAAGAGTATCACTAGAGCAAGATACACCACCAGAAAAATGTTATCCATTTAAAGAAGAGAAGAATGGTAATAAAACTTTAGCTATTGGTTGTCAATTCTGTCCTCACAAATGGGAATGTCATTCAGATACTAATGATGGTAAAGGTTTAAGAGTATTTAAATATGCAGCTAAGAATACTATGTTAGCTGATGTAGTTAAGCTACCTTTAGTAGAAGAGATAACAAGTCAATACAAAGAACAACTAACAAACTATAGTAAAAGAATATGAACGCAAAACAAATGAAACCTATTAGAAGAAAAGCTAAACATATCTTAGTTGAATGGTTACAATCTTTGTTATCAAAAGAAGAAGCAAGTAAGATTAATTATAAAAATGTATTTAAT